AGTGGCACCTGTAGTCACTCGGTAAAGTCTTGCTATTATTGATTGAGCACCAGTGGGTCCTGTGGGTCCTGTGGGTCCTGTGGGTCCTGTGGGTCCTGTGGGTCCTGTGGGTCCTGTGGGTCCTGTGGGTCCTGTGGGTCCTGTGGGTCCAGTCCCACCACCATCACATAGAGTTGCACACAAGCATTCTCCATCAGGGAGTTCTACAAATTTACAATCACCCCCTACTGATGAAACAATGAGAGGGGCATAGCCTAGTGTACAGCCCACAGCCACGATTTACTATGCCTCCTCTTCGTCAGTCTCGTCCATCTCGACTTCTTCGTCTTCCTCTTCAGGGGACATGCCTGACAGTAATTCTTCCATATCTTTTAAAGTATCTAAAAAGTCTTCTTTAGATAAAGGAGCTTCCTCTCCAGTGTCTGGTTGGTTATTTTCGGGATCATCTGTTCCTTCGGGAGCTTCAGTAGCAGGATCCTCAGTAGCAGGAGCTTCCTTCGATTGCTCTTCTTCTGTAATACTTGGCGCATCACCCTGCTCTACCTCTTCTTTTTTCGTCCCCTTATTCTTCTTTTCAGCGGCTTTAACAGAATCATCTTCTTCATCGGACTCACTCTCAGGGTGTACTTCTAGTTTTTCAGCATTTTTTTTATGCTTTTGCTGCTCAGGGCTTAAATTTCCATCATCATCTTCACGCGAAGCTAAATCCGCATCACCACCCTTCGCTTTCTTCTTCTTTTTATCAAAAAGAAGAACTTTCTTTGTTCGCTCTAACAATTCTGCTACATTTACCTCATCATCAAGAATTTCTTCAAAAGAAATATTCTCTATAAGCTTAAAATCCATGCAAAAATCATTATAATCACAAGCTTCAAAGGAATCTTGTAAGATTTCGTTTACATCAATAGCCTCAACCCCATTCTTAGTATGCAGCATCTTACTTAGATCAGATAAAGTGTCTTTTACAACACTCCCCTTAGGAGCTAAACGAGTTAAAGCTTCAAAAATTACTACCTGGGTGTTAGTTAATCCTTTAAATGTTGCAGTCTCCTTCAGATTTTGAACATTTATACCATATTTTGTATTAAGGAGTTCAATAATCACACTCTTGAGAGGCTTTTTCATTTCAAATAATCGTGAAACGTAAGATTTTAGATCTTTTGTGGAGATAACTGTCTCGTCACTAAGACTAAAAGCGTTACTAATACTTTCAAAGAGTTGCTTTTTAGTAGTCAAAGCTAAGTAAGGAACATCCACTACTGATTCTACGAGAGCTTCTAATACTGTCTCCTCGGAATCTTCAAAAACGAGAGCAGCAAGCTTTCGAATCGTAGGATTAGTCGCCCACACATCCCCAAAATTCTTTTTAGATTCAAATAATTCTTTCTTTACTAATTCTTGTTTACAGATTAATTCATATACTGACTTGTTCAAACCTCTAGAGATAATATAAGAATTCTTCTCTTCTAATGTCTCATATGAGAGCTTTGTAAAGTTAAAAGCCTTAGATACTGCATTGGATAACTTAATAGCATTTTCAATTTCTTGAACTTTCTCAATAGTATCTTTATTCTCTGTTAGGAAATCTAGGAATTGAGGCATGATTTCCAAGAATTTTTGAAACTGTTCGGTCTTTACAATATTTTGATCCTCTGAGAATAAAACTACCTTCTCTTCTAACCGCTTCTTAACATTCTCAAACTTTAACCTGTTTTCCCAGAGAGATAAGATATCCGTAAAGCTTCCATCTGCGGCTCTATAATTACTTTCATTTAAATTCCCTACAAAAGAAGAAACTTTCTCATTTACATAAGTATCAAAAGTTTCATTATCTAGGAAAATATCAGATTTTTGGATCTTAATATCATTAAAAGCTATATCTTCTGAAAAATCATATTTTCCTGAGATAACTTTTCCACTTTCAGTTAAATAAGCAACATCGTTTTCTTCACTGTCAATAGAAAATAATTCAATATTCTCTCTAAGTGAACGACCCAAACAATCACCTAGCTTAAGAAGATTGGTGACGGTTGTATTTCTGTTTTCGAATAAGTGATCGAACATTTCTAACTCCTTGTTTGTAGTATTATAGGCTATCAATATATAGTGGGGTTAATTAATCATTTTTTTGATGATTTTCTGCATTTCGGTTAATAATTCTCTCTAGAGAAAGCAATTTAGATTTTTTATCTCCAGATTCAGAGATAATCCTTCTTTTGAGGGTATTCAAAGTACTCACTAGCCTAGTATGGACAGTTTCTTTCTGAAGTTCCTTAGCTCTATCATGATCGGCTTGTTTACCCCCCTCATCTCTGGCAGCGTCCATATCCTTACCAGCTTGATCGCGTTCCATATCTTGATCAGCCCCAGCTTGATCCATACCAGCGGTAGCACCAGCTTGTTGTTCCTCTTGAGCTTGGGCTTCTTCTTTTTCTTTCTTTAATTCATCCTTCGTATGCTGAATTTCTTGATCAGTCATGTCGTAGAATTCTTTATAGATAGTAGATGTAGGAAATAGTCCTGTAGCAACTACAGCTTGAACAACGCGAGCTTTTTGTTCATCAATTTCCATCTTACGCTTAGTGAAAGTATCACTAGGATCGGGAAGTTGAATTCTTATTCCTTTAATGAGACTAGCTGGGTATCCTACTAAAGCCAAATGCCTACGAGCTATTTGACCTAGGCCGATTTCAATTTGTTGCTGAACGCGACCAATTACTCTAGCAAACTTAGCATCTAACTGGGAAAGATTAGCCTTACGTTCAGGAGACTTATCTTTTTCTACGATATAGTCTTTAGGAACTTTAAGAGCCGCAAGTAACTTATCTCTAAAATAACGAACATCATCTACTTCGCCCAAGTTTTGAGCACCTGGGAGGGTCTCAATCTTAGTTCCTTGGGCTCCTCTTGTAGGAACAAAGAAATCTTCATCTGCACTTAAAGGATTGTACCGAGCATCAATAGTACCATCAGTAGGATTATAATATTTTTCTTTCTTGAATTTCTCTTTTACTTTTTCAATGAACATTTCTGCTTTTGTTGCGGGCATATTAGCAACATCAATATAAAAGATTCTTCGTTCTGGAGCCCTTGCTAGACGATAAATTAGCATAGCATCTTCCATGAGTTTTAGGGCTCTGAAAACTCTAATAGCTAACCCAGCGATGGATTTCCCATAAGGGTAGTATGCGGGATCTGAGGTTCTAAGTCTAAAATGAACAACTTGATTTCGGTCTAAAGAGATATATTTAGCTCCAGCCATGTTATCCGCCATACTACCGAATGCCATCCAGTCGTTCTCTTCTGGAATTTCTTGCAAGAAGTCAGTGAGATAACCATACTCATTTTCAACACGAATAATAAAATTGGGATTAAGAACTTTCATCCGTTGCAATCCCTTTCTTGGATTATTAACATCTAGAATGGTTTCCATGAAACAATCCCCGTATTTAATAGTATTTCTAACTATATCCCAATAATGTCTATCTAATTTAAGAGTCGTAAACAAATCCTCTACCTCATCTACCACCATTTGGCTTTCGCTATGGACAGTCCATCGTTTGTTTCTTAAATTTTTCTGAGTAGAATCATCAGCGTAAATATCAAAAGCAGTTCCGATTTCAGGATAATCATCCATTTCCTCAAATCGCTTATATCTCTCCCTCCTATTTTTCTCAATTTCGGGGAGTTGGAGAGTACTGCGACTCATGGTTCCCATAGCAGGAAGCTTGTCTGGAGTCACTACATCGGCATTCAGTACTGTGTCACCAGCTAGATGGGCTTGTGGTGTGGAACCATCATCACCCTGTTTAGCCATATAGGGGGCAGCTTTAGTAGCAAAAAACCTAGCTAAGAATTGCCCAAGCCGCCCCGAAGGATAGAAGTAAGGACCCATTTGACCAGCAGCCGTTCCACCTGTCCCAAATTGGGTATAACCTATAGACCCTTCCTCAACTTTTTTATTCTTTTTTAGTTCATCAGCCATTGTATATCTTCCTCTAGTTTTCTGTTCTCACCGTCATGAATAAAGGTTCTCTGGGGTTCTAGTGGTTTCCTTTCATGCTCTTCACTACCCAGCATCTCCATAGGACCACCTTCTCCTAAAGTATGTAGTAAAAATACGGTAATAGCCAAACTCATAATCAAATCGTCATGCTTTCCTTCGTCTGCTGTAATCTTTCCATTGTCATCTACGATAAAAGTTAAAAGCTCATCGAGGGTTCGTTTAGAGTTAAGTTTGAGATAATTGTTACGGATATACTCCTCCATCCTAGCGAGGAGTTCTTCTCGGTTCCTTGTAGTAACTTGCAATCCAAAATCATTTTTATCATCTATCCACAAATTATCATATTCAAGAATATTAAACATCCAATCAATTAAATTGTTACCAATGGTATTCCTTTCTATGATAACTGTAGCATTATTATATAGATTGGCTTCATTAGTTAAAATTTGAGCTAATTCATTAATTGGAGTCTTATTTGAATAAAATTCTGCTACTTGTTCTCCTGTATAGCTATTTAAAATATGAAAAGCTGAATAATCTCGGTCCCTACCTAGGCTTACATCTACACCGATTATATACTCATGCTCAGGAGTGGGATCCTTCCACACTCGCATCTTATTATTATAGCGTATCCAATAATCACTATTAACTTCTTCTACAAGCCGTCTAAGAAGGTAACCCTCTAAGTAAGTGTCACCTGTTCCCAAGAACTCACATTCATATTCTTGAAGCCATTGCTTCAGGGGCATATTCTTCTTTGTAATTTCTTCCCACTGATCAACATGTACTCCCTTTGTTTCCATCTCCTTATATAAATGTTCAAACCCCTCTTGACGCTTATACTCAGGATGAGTAGGCCACTCAATATCAATACGGTTAAAAGCATTCGTCCCCTCCTTAGCCCCTTGATACACGTCATAGAACCAGTTGCCTATACCATTAACAGTGGACAACACAAAGGCTCTACCACCAGTTGAAATAATAGGATAGACAGCAGCCCAAATAGTATCAATACTTTCGATGAATGCAGCCTCATCAATGATAAGAAGTGAACCTGCTAGAGAACGTCCTGATTGCTTGCCAGAAGGACGAGATTTAATAGTTGATCCTGTGCTTAATTTAAGGGTGTGTTTATTATCCTCCGTTATAGAGGGGCGCATAAAAGGAGGAAGTTCATTATACATAATTTTAATTCTATCTAATACTTCCGTAGATTCCGCGTCACCTTTAGATAAGATAACTACCTGCTTATGTTTTTGAAAAACGATCATCCATAGGGAATAGGCAGCAGCAATAGTAGTACAACCAGCTTGCCTAAACTTTCGTAGAATATTAAATCTGTACTTCTTAACATTAGCTAATATATCTTTTTGGAAGGGGTAGAGATCAAATGGGACTAAACCCCTAACAGGATGAGTAACTTTTACATACTTGGAAATAAAGTAAATAGGATCTTCCTTACACTTTTTAAATTCCTTAATTAACTCTGTTTTTTCCATAAAGTTTACGCCTTGATACTATTATAGAGCATGAAATTATTCGCAATAATTTGCACAAGAGATAGCAATCTAAGCGAAATTACGTCTAATTTAGTCTCTACTTTATCTAGCTATAAAGTAGATGTTAAACTACTAGTTAATCAAAACTCTATCTTTGAAGCTTATGAAAAAGGCTTAAACTTGTGTAAGGCTAATCCTAAAGATATTGTTATATTTTGTCACGATGACCTTATTCTTAAAAGTACTGAAGCCCAATTCATAGCTGCTATAGGAAAGTGTGCCTACAAAAAAGTGGGGATAGTAGGACCCGCAGGTACTACCTTCTTAGATAAAGATGCAGTATGGTGGAATCATGATAAATGGCACGCAGGGTATCATCGAGGGGTTGTAGCCCATCATAATGCAGAGAACGATTCAGTTCACTCTACTAATTATGGGCCTCATGGTCAAGTCGTGGCACTAGACGGATTATTCTTAGCAGCACGAAAAGAGGTATGGGAAGAAGTGGGGCTTCAAAAACCTTCATATTTCGAAGGACAATGGGATTTCTATGATATCCATTACACTACAAAATCCCATATTTTAGGATATAAAAATTATACCATCCCTTTAAATATAGTTCATTATTCTGGGGGAGACTTAGTGGGACGAGATTCTTGGCATAAAAATAGAATGTCTTTTATCGCTAATACTCAACTACCTATAATAGTATGATGCAATATACAACTTTAGCAGACTTAATAGTATGGACACTTGTAAGCTTTGGGATTACTTTATGTGTCACTAGAGGGAAGATCCTACATCCTATTCGGGAAAAAATACTACGTACGAGTACTCACTTAGGTCAACTAGTCCAATGCCCTATGTGTTTTGGATTTTGGGTGGGTGTCTCCCTCAGTTTACTATGGAGAAGTGTAAGCGGCAACTGTATCCTAGATGGATTTTATAGTTTATCTATTAACAGTCTGCTATATTTCCTAAGTTGGCACCTTGCTTTAAAAGATGGAAGTGTGTAGTCAACAACCGTTACTACAATGTGCCATTCTGGGGATCATAAACCGTTTGAGATGCATATTATTTTCCTCCTTTTTTAGTGGTAAGATCAATAGTTTGATCATAATTAATTTTGTGGGACCTTTTTAAGGCCCGAAACAGACGCTTTGCTAGGTAAATCCCAGCTTTGTGATCACTAGGGTAATGGAATCCTGCCATTATTCTCCCACCCCCGCATTCTTCAGCGGCTCTTATTAAGTTATTTCGATGATCAGGGTATTTAGCCCCTAAAATTTCGGCTACAAGACGAGCTTGAGTAGCATGTCCACTTGGATAAGAAGGACTTTTGCTAGATCTACTAGTTAAAATTTCTAAATCAATTCCAAAATAAGGAGCTAATTGAGAGGGTCTAGGTCTATTAAATTTATTTTTAAGATACTTAATCAAAATAGCACTTTCTTTTATGATTTTATCAATACGCTCAGAATCATACTCTAATCCAAACACAGAAAGATAAGTTTTAATGGCAAATGCCGGATCATTGTCATGCTTTTTAATACTTTTAATCATTCCAGGTCCACGCAAATAGGTAGCACCCTGGACTGTTAGTAGTTCTTTTGCTGTCTGCATAGAAGAATTTTTTGGAGGCGTAGGAAGTCTTATAAACTTGGCGTTTTCATCAAAAAGTGTAATGTCTCCGCGTGGTTTTTGTAACCGTTTAGAGTAACCTAAATCGTCAACGGGCTCCTCCATACTTCTATCATACCTTCCCTTGCCAGCCTGTTCCACCTGATTTCTTTTCTTTTCGTGCTGCTTTCTTAAATCTCTTAGCAAGAGCTTTTCTAGCAGGAGTACACGTAGATTTCGTCATCGGAGTACAGTAGCCTTTGTGTTCAGGATCAACAGCTTTCTGGATCCATTTCTTGTCTTCCTTTTCCCATAAAGATGCTATTCTCTCATAAAAACTTTCCTTAAGCTTCTCTGCCTCCCTCTCTTTTTTAACCTTTTCCTTAGCAGCAGCACTTTGGGCTGGGGTAACTCCTACTTCCTTTTGAACTTTATCCAGGTGGTCATCAGAAAGAACTTCATCTACATCACTATCACCAGGGGATGTTGCTTCCACAGCTTGTCCGCTCTTAGCTGAGGCTTTAGTCTTGGTATCAATGTCATCCTGCTCGTCCTCTTCTTGATCCCGCTCAATTTGATCATTACTAAGTTCTTTAACCTTAACCCCTTTCTTAAATGCCTTAAGAGCTTGTTCCTTAACCTTATTCAGTCGTTTTTCTTTACCTATGGCTATAATTTGATCATCGCGCTCTTTCTTTTTTTTCCTAGCTGCAATCTCAGCAGGAGTTCTATCCTTATCAAGTTTTACACCAGGTTTGGGGGGAAGATCAGGAAGATCGTCATCATCGTCATCAGATGGATGTAGTTTAGGATCAGTAGCGTCTATTTCGCCCTCTGAACCCGATGATCCTGCTTGTCCTCTTCGGGCTAGTTTTTCAACATCTGCCCGCATAGCTGGATCTC